CTTTTTCTGGTGAATGGATAACTGGGCGTGTTTATGAAAGTGGAGATCCCGTTTATTTGGAGAATAAGAAAATAATAATTAATCCAGTTTTTGAAAACAAAAATAATCAAAGCGTTCCTGAATATGCTAAAATTTGGTATGTAGCACAAACGAACCACACATCAACATCATCCACACAGCCAGACAATAATGAAACTTATTGGACAAGAGATGGTTGCAATAAAAAACTAAACGGATGCAAGAAAAGATTCCAACCATCTGAAATTCAAGTTCTTCCTTCCGACAGTTATTCTGTATCAGGTTACTTTATCGATCTGTCTCATAAGCAATTATATAATAGCAACAACATTTCTTCTCAAGCTGCTATAACAGGATCTAGCGTTATATCTGGATCTGCATTTAGAAACATTGCCGATGGATTAACTGGCGATGCTGGTGGTCAAAAAAAGACATTGGATACAGGCTTAGCATGGATCAGTACTGGAACTGCTAAGCCTTGGATAGAGCTTACATGGGATTCGCCAAAAACAATCAATCGTATTGATATTTACGATAGATATGGAACTGCTGGTGTGGATTTTAAAACTGCAAATATTAAATTATTCAGTGGCGTTAATCAATTAACAAACGCAAATCTCACAATCAATAATGATGGTTCAAGAACTACAACTGGATTTGCAAACAGAACAGTTACTAGAATATTAATCAGTGGAAGCGGTTCAGATACTAATGCTGGTTTAGCAGAAGTGGCTGTATTTGAACCTTCTGGATTAGGCTTATACAATGATTCATTTAAGACCAGCGGAATATACGCTTCAGAAGATTTACACATGGCTACTTGGGTTCAGTTTCCAAGTGGTGTTTCAAGATCGGATCAGCTACTGAATATTTTCCATAATGTAAAACCAAACAATCAATACAGCGGAATTAATCTTTACGTCAGCGGAAATGATAATCTTGTATTAAACTTCGCAACTGTTTTGGTGAGCGGAAACGTTCCACAATACATTGTCACTCCAAGAACTATTACAATGCCTTGGGATGCAACTTCTCTAAAAGCTTTACATTTAGAAATTTATGGAGGCAAAGTCAGCGGAACATCATCTATCACCAGTTTTCCAAATGGAGAAATAAAATTATCAGATGAAGACAATCTTGAATCTCGATATACTTTAGCTGTGCGCAACACAGGCGAAAAGATATCTGGTGAGTTTTTCTTATTTAAGAATCCAAGTTTCACAGGTGGCATGACTGATTTGTTTTTTGCCGTTAATAATTGGCAATTCTCAACTGGCGATGTTGCTACTCCAGTTCCTAATAATTCCAACATAACTTCCAATATTCAATTAACAAGTAATTTAAAACTTGGATCTACTGCTATATGGACTGGCAAAAGCGGTATTGATTATCGAAAGAAGTTTTTCAATCGTGATACAATAAATATCTGGAATGAAGATAAAGAAAAAACAAGCCCAAGAAATTATGATGAACTCACTGGAGATAATCGTATTTTAAAAACTGGATTGTTTGCTTGGTGGGATATGAACTTGACAGACACTCCCACTTACAAAGTAGAAGCTTCTAATAACGCTGCTCAAATTATTTACTTAAGTGGTGAATATGTAAACTCAATTGAGTTTTACGATCAAAACGCATTTATTTCAAAAGAAGCTTATATACCACAAACACCGAAAAATTACCTGCCATTCGGCGGATTCCCTGGAACAGATAGATATGGAAGATAAAATCTTAAATAAGTCCTTTGTAATTGTCAAGCATTTTTTAACAAATCATTCGAATAGAAATTTATCCAATGAAATTTGTGGATTTATTGGCTATGACGAAAAAACTAAATGTTACGTAGCCACCATTGAAAAAAACCAAGCTCAAGATCCTAAATCATTTTTCTCAATCAATCCTGCTAGTTATTTAAAGTTTAAATCTGAATATTCTTTGATAGGTGTTTTTCATAGTCACGTTGTTGGTGATGAGTCTCCTTCTGAGTTTGACATCAAGATGTCTGAATCTTGTTGCTTAAGTTTTATCATATATTCGATCAATACGAATAAATTTCATATTTATGAACCTAAAAATCAAGATTATGATGTAAAGATACTAGAAAGGATTAAGGGTAAACTTAAATGACTATTATTAATTTACATGGCATATTAGCACATGAATTCGGCAAGGAATTTACGATGTATATCGAAAAACCAAAGCAAGCGATTGATGCTATTGATGCTAATAAACCATTTTTTAAAAAGCGCATTTTAGAATTGTCACAACAAGGAATACACTACAGTATTCTTGTAGATGGAGAGAATATCTCTCATCCAGAACAGTTGGAAATTAAAAAAGCAATCACTGTAGTGGATTTAACTCCTGTTATTTGTGGGCAAGGATTCACAGCATTGATTACAACGATTGCTGGAGCGCTAACTACTGCTGGTGGTACAGCTGCGGTTATTGGTGGGGCTTTGGCTACCGCCACAGCCACAGGATTTACCGCTACTGCTTTGACTTCATTCATTGGCGGAGCTTTGAATATGATTGCTGTCACTCTTATTCAACAAGCTCTTTCTCCATCACAAAAACCACAACGCACAGAAGCTCGTATCAGTGGAGCAAAAGAATCATTTTTAATTAGTTCCAAAGGTAACTTAGCAGAGCAAGGAGTTCCTGTCCCAGTCGGTTATGGAAGATTGAGAATCGGAACTTCAATTGTCCAAAGCACTGTTAAATCGTATCCTCAAAGACAAAGAATATCCAACGCTTTATTTGGTAAAAATATACCAACTGATACGGATCTAGCTCTGCAAGAGCAAAACACAATAACATGAAGCATTTAATTAAGAAAAATTTATTTCAAGGCGGTGGCAAAAGCAAGCCAAAGCCAACTCCCGCTATTCTCAAGCCACCCAAGCTTGATAATTATGAAATATTAAACTCTTACAGTGTTGCTGAGATTGTTGATTTAATTTCTGACGGACCAATCGAAGGACTCGTTAACCAAAATGGTCAGACTCTTGGAAAACAAGTAAGTATTCTTCAGGGGGTTTATTTAGACAATACACCTATCCAGCAAACTTCTGTATATTTCCCGATTAATGCTAGTGATGTTATCGGGAGTGTCGAAATTTCAAGCTCATTAAATGTATTAGGGGATATATATTATAGCGACAATTCTTATAAAACATATTTTCATAAGCCTTTCGTAAATTTAAATGGATTAAATCTTACAACAAAAATACCAGAAAGAAGATTATTGGCAACTCAAACTAAAGAAGGAGCAGCAAATACTAAAGATGAGTATTATTCTCCAATAGTAGATGGTATATTAGTGGATGGTATTTCTAAAAATGGATGGCGACTAAAAGGTAACACTAAAAATGTTACGCCTATTTCTGGTCCTATTTATTTTGAAAATACTACGTCAAAATTAGAAGTCCATTATATTGATCCAAATCAAAGTTTATTCTCCAGCGATACTTCATTGTCAAAAACTTTATTGTTAAAACTAGAAACTTCTCTTAAAGAACTTTCAGATGATTCACCTGATCAAGAGAAGTTCTTTAATAATCAAGTATTGAAAAAAATTCAAGAGTTGAAAGGAAAAGCGAGTAAAGAAAAGTTTGATTGGAATTCTAAAAACACTGTATATATTGTAGTTGAAATTGCGGATAAAAATAATCCAAAAGAACTAAATAACGGTGCAGTAGAAACTAAATCCATCTTTGATGATAAAGGAGTTTTCAAAACAGTTTCTTTCGAACTTGAAAACTTTAGTAGGAATATACCTCAAAATCAAATCTACAAACTACTTGTTCCGACAATTGATACTGATAATCAATATACAAATAAAGTTTATGGATGTTTAGTGATCGCAATACCAACTACATATAGATCCACGAAAGGCGCTGTTCAAAATTTTGGAGCAAATAGTTCAGTAAATTCATACAGTTATTATTACAATCGCCAATTCATCAGCGATTTATCTGGATTCATTACTGAAAATACTAAATTAATATTCAAGATAGGCGAAGAATCTTCGTATCAAAACAAAGCAGCAAAATATAATTTTTTAAATATATCATGTGAGTTTAAAAATGGACAAGAGTATCAAGATCCATTAGAGTATTTCAAAAATATTTATGTTGATCACGATTATACAGCTTCATTGAGTGGTCCATTTATAGCTGGATATGAAACTCGACGAATTGATGGTAATTGGAAAACCAATGGTTTTGGCCCACAAAATCCTAAATTGAATCTATCTTTGAATGAACAAGAAGGTTCCAATGACTTAAGAGCAGCAACGGTTGGGAATGCGCAACAAAGCTATTCTGAATGGAATAATGATAATGAATATGATGAAGATGCTATAGCAATCACCCATACCATTGAAAACCCTGAAGTTTCTTCTATATTTTTTACTTTAGCTATCA